TTCGCCAACTTGGTGCGCCCCAGTGAGTGCTCACTAACCTGGCCGGCCAAGCAGGCACAGTTCTTGCTTTGAAGTGAGCGCTTACTTCGCCGGCTGCGTGGGCTCGGCACAGATCTTGCCTTAGCAAGAAGCGTGCCATGTTGGCAGGCATAAATCTTGCCTTAGCAAGTTTCGTGCCAGGCCGGCGGCTTGTTAATTAGGCAACACCCCGATTTGGGTCCCATCGGCGGGGCGGCTAGGGGGGCCCCCACAGAAAGCAAGTTTTTTACAAACGCCCAGTTTACAAAAAAGCACTTGCCTAATTTTTTTTTTATAATTTTTACAACACGCTAAGTTGTTAATATGTTAAGTTCCTGACAAAAGTTGCGCTAAGTCTTTGATTTTGTCTGGCTGTTCAAGTTGTCGGGGTCTATTCTATTTATTTTATTTTTTTAATTCAACGCGAAAAAAAATATCTATAAAGAGTAAACATACCCCGACAACCTGAACACCCAGACTGTGCTTGGGTATATTTTGCTCTGGTTTGAAATAAATGCAATAGTTGGCGTCTAGCGTGAGTTACTGCTATTTGGGCGTAATCGGGTGAATAAATGGGTATATCAGATTACACATGGGAATAGACGCGCGACTCCCATTGCCTACGACAGCCGGATGGCTGCCAGCTGGACAACTCCAGGCAGGCGATGTGGTATTCAGTTACACAGGGTATCCGGTCAAGGTCGTTTCGATCCAGAGATATACGCCGGCGGCGTGTTATAAGATCTGGCTCAAAGACGGGCTGACACTGGTGGTAGACGCACGCACTGGAATTCCTGTGTTTGACCGCAAGTCTAAGAACCAGCTGCATTTGTGGACGCGCACCACCTACCGCCACGAAGACTCGTATGTCCAACCACTAAGTCCTGAGGCTATCCTCACATGGGAATTTGGTTGGTGCAGGATCCCAGTCTGCCAACCGCTACGACCCCCGCACAGAAACCTACCCGTTGAGCCGTATGAGTTTGCGCGCTGGATGTTTGACCGCAGCCAGAAACGCCGGCGTAATCGAACTGACATCACCCGCGAACTGATTGAGCGGTACCCTACCATTCCGACCCACATACCCGAAGAGTATTTGTTTGCGTCGTTTGAACAACGACTGGCGTTCTTGCGCGGGATCCTGAGCGTTAGAACCAAGGCCTTTAGCAAAAGCAATTGTCTTTTCAAAATAGATGTAGCCGACAGGCGGCTGGCTCGGCAAATACAGGGGCTGGTCGAATCGTTTGGGATTAAGACGTACATTGTCAACGCGAGAACAAACTACCGGTTCAGGGTTTGTTTCAAAACCATACTGCGGCTGTGTGAAGACCAAGACATCCCTAAGAATGTTAACGAACTGGAATATCGGCGGATTATGCAGATTGAAAAGATAGCACCAAGAGAGTGCGTGTACATTAAAACGGATGACCCCAACAACACAATTTTGGTAAGCGAAGGCTACCTAGGAGTTTCATTGTGACCCCAAACCAAGAGAAGATACTTAAAGAGTTTGCCGAGAAAAATAAGGGCTGGCCTAAGGAGGCCCTTGACCAAGCACTATGGAAAGTGCGATGGGCTCTGTCTGCCCTGCCCCACCAGCAAGAACCAGAGGACGGTGAGTATGACACCTTCTTGCTACTGGCGGGTCGTGGATCTGGCAAGACGCACACCGCGTCGAATTGGATTGGGTTGCGCGCGGCGGAGTTTCCTAGAACCCGTTGGTTGGTGACGGCGCCAACGTCAAACGACATCCGAGCCACCTGCTTTGAGGGCGACTCAGGGTTGTTGAATATCATTCCGGCGTCACTGATCAAGGACTACAACAAGTCGCTGTTTGAGTTGACGTTGAAAAATGGTTCCTTGATCCGTGGCATCCCTGCCTCAGAGCCTGAGCGTTTCCGTGGTACCCAGTGGCATGGTTGCTGGATGGACGAGTTGTGTGCGTTCGAATACATTGACGACGCGTATGATCAGATTCAGTTTACGTTGCGTTTGACAGACCCGCGTATTCCGCGCGTTCAAAGCATTATAACCACCACGCCAAAACCGCTAGAGCTCATCACTGACCTGAATGAGGGGAAAATTGGTGGTGACGTGTACGTATCGCGTGCATCGTCATACGACAACAGGAAAAATCTCTCTGGAACCTTTTTTAAACAGCTCGAAGCCTATGAAGGCACCGATTTAGGCAGGCAAGAGATCTACGGCGAGATCTTGGATCCTGAAAATGCGGGTATTGTGAAGCGAAAATGGTTCCGCATGTGGCCGTCAAAGAAAGAAACGCCGACGTTGGAGTACGTTTTGGCCTCATATGACCCAGCAACGAGCGAAAAAACGCACAATGACCCCACCGCGTGCGTAGTTTTGGGTGTTTTTGATCGAGAAGACGCTGGAACGTGCTGTATTTTGCTAGATTCTTGGGATGATCACCTGTCTTACCCCGAATTACGCCGAAAAGTACGCGATGATTACCGCGAAGTGGTGTATGGCGCCGATAATACGTTCGCAAAAGGCAAAAAAGCCGATTTAATTTTGATGGAAGACAAGTCGGCGGGTATTTCGTTGATCCAAGAGCTGCAAGGTGCTGGTTTACCAGTCAGAAGTTACAACCCAGGGCGTGCTGACAAGGTGCAGCGTATGAATATTGTGGCGCCGTTGATTGCCAAGGGTAGGGTGTTCGTACCAGAAGACCCTAACGCACCTGGAGAGGTGGCACCGTGGGCCAAGCGGTTCATTCGTCAGGTGTGTTCGTTCCCAGAAGCCAAAGGACACGACGACTACGTGGACGCACTGTCTCAAGCGTTGCGTGTGTTGCGTGACTCGGGGTGGCTGCAACTGGATCCGTTACCGGATCGAGACCACGACCACTCAGACGACATTGCAAAGCGTAAGGTGTACAACCCCTACGCCGCGTAAGGGGCGAAAACGCAAGTAAAAGTGGGTACTTAGCTATAGAGAATAACAAAAACCCCACCTCGGAACCTCTATATGAATCCAATTAAAACCCCGCAACAAATGCTTATGGAACAGGCAGGCCTACCTCATTATGTTGGTGGCGGTAAAGTGGTCATGGAACTTGGAAAAGATTTAATGCAACAATTTTCAGGTCGCATCCAAGAAGCCATTCGTAAATATGTTCGAGCAACCGGCAAGATGCCAACAAAAGAAGAAGTTGCGCAACTTGAAGATCACATCAGATCGTTAACCAAACCGGCACCATCAACTGGACCCGCACCAACCCGAGCACGCGTTGCTGCTGAGACGCCGTTCCCAAATAAATTGGTTGACGCAAATGGTCGCCCGTATTCTGCTGTCCCTGATCCCGTAACTGGTAAGTTGCGTACCCCAGAAGAGATGGGTGGGTTTAGTGTCAAAGATAAATTTGGCATGGGTCGTGGAAACATGGCTGCACGTAAAAATTTATACGAGGCACCACACGTGAATGCGTTTGGTGAAGATCCATTTTTATCGGTGGCCAACACTGGCCGTACACCAGAACGTACTTGGATGAAGTCATTCACACCATCGACAGAAGAACTGGCGCAACGTGAGTTGCAGGCTGCGGAAACGGGTGTTGATGATGCGATGGGTGGTCTGTCTCAAGTACGAATGACTGAGGGCGACATCCCAACAATTCAACCGTCACAGATTGCTGAAACTGCGAGCTCCTTAGAGGCGCCTGCAATGGATAAGATCAGCACTGAGATTTTGTTGGGTGAGCATAAAGATTTAGTGCGTCAAGTTGAGCAAGACTTTAGAGCGCGCGGAATTATTCCGGATCAAGAAGATATCATCAACGCGGTGACTGCGATGATTAATCCGATGCGCCACAACTACACGGGCATGAACCCGATTGGCCTGCGTCCTACGCCGCCTCGTGGTCGCTTGACAAGAGAGGCTGAAGTTGAAATGAACAACTGGCGCGACTTAGCGCGTGCGTCAGGTTTAAATGAAAAAACAATATCTGAACGCCCAGTTAATTGGAGCATGAAAAACAAGCAAGACTATTTGCTTGATACAGAACCTGGTAAGCGTGGGTCGTTTGCAAAAGATTGGGAGATGGGTGAGTATGCGTCGGGTGGCATGATACCTTCCAGCAACCCAAACGATTCAAACTTTTCTGATGGCGGCTACTCAGGGCAAATGACTAACCAGTCGCGTATCACTGGTGCCGCACCGCAGATGAACCCGACAAACAATCCGTTCCCACACGCGCCACAAAATTTGAGCAATCAAATGACGCAGGCCAATATGTTCCACTCTAGCGGCCCAACCCAAGGTATGTCACCCGCTGATATGCAAGCGCAGATGTTGGTTCGTGGTTATGCTGACGGCAAGATCGTAAAAAAACGGCCACCTGTCGATTATGGTATGGGCCGTTCTTTTTTAAAAGGTGCGTCACTTAATTGGAGTGAAGAAGCAGAAGCGGCAGCTAAAGCAGCAATGGGAGAAGGAACGTATGAAGAGAATTTGGCTGCCATTCAAGAAGGGCAACAAAAGTTTCAAAAACAATTTCCAGCCTTAGCAACAGGCACTGAACTTGCAGGCGGTTTGGCTTCAATGTTTTTACCAGGCAAAGCACTTATGATGGCGTCAAAATATGCGCCTAAATTAGCCCCTGTTGGAAAAGCCATATACGGCACTGGTTGGAAAAATTTAGTGGGACAAGGTGCAATTATGGGCGCCGGTGAAGCTGAAGAAGGCAGTCGATTAGAAGGCATGTTGCCAGGAGCAGCACAGAACCTTGTAATAGGTAAAGGCATGGAGTACATGGGGAAAGGCGTCAATGCTGCGTATCAAGCGGCAAGACGACGAATGATGAACCCCGAGGCCAGACTTGCAGAGGAGGTATCTGGCCGCCCTTTTGATTTTCGCTCAGGGATGAAGGCGACCTCTTCCCCTGAGCGTCAAGAGTGGATTGGTCGATCACACGAAGCTGGTGTCAAGGCGTTCATGGAAAATGATCCGGCATACAAGGCAGCGGTGTACGCGTCATGGTTGGAAAGACGTCCTGAAATAATTAAGCAGTCGGGTGCTCAGAATTATGACCAGCTGATGAAGGCAGTTTATGATCAGGCAGCAAAAGAAACAGGCCAACAGTTTAAAGCGATACCAAACAAGGTGCGCATGTATGGCCCTGATGAAGCAGCACAAAGCGACTACTTAACTCGTGCAGCTCGTTTAGGTAAACGGCCTGCGGAGTTCATGCGCGAACGATTGGCTGAGGGTAAGCCGTTTAATGTTTTTAAAGATGTGGACAATCCTCACCCGTACCTTGCTGAAAGAGACCCACAAACTGGGATGAATCAAAACGAACAATTTAGGGCCGTTCATGATTACTTTGGACACTTGGGCACAAAGAGGCCTAACACATTTGGCCCGAAGGGCGAAGAGAATGCTTGGCTTGCGCATCGTCAGATGTACTCGTCACTGGCTGAACCTGCTGTAACATCTGAGACGCGCGGAGCTAATAGCTTTGTGAATTACGTTGACCCAAAGAATTTGGCTTTACGTAAACAAGGAATGCCCACAACCGAATACGCTGAAAACAAACCTGTACTACTTCCTGCAGAAGCATCTGACCCCGCATACATGGGCGGTATGCCCGAATACCTAAAACGGATTATTAAATAATGGCACAAATTCCAGTCCTACCTATTCAAGCGGGTGGTAACCTGTCTGCTCTTTCGTTTGTCAAAGATCCGGATTCGGATGAACCAAACAAAGAAAAAGAGATTGAGAATATAGCAGACGCGCTTGATCTTGACATGGATGACGTAGAGCAAGAGATCATCGAAATGGAAGATGGCTCTGTTGTTATCAACATGCAGCAAGTGCAAAAGCCATCAGAGAATCCTGAGTTCTATGCCAACTTGGCTGAAATGATTGATGAAGCCACACTTGACTCGTTGGCTGACGAATACTTAGACCTTATTGAAGTTGACCGCGAGTCTCGTAAAAAGCGTGACGAGCAATACGAAGAAGGAATTCGTCGCACTGGTATGGGTAACGATGCCCCAGGTGGCGCAAACTTCCAAGGTGCGTCAAAGGTTGTGCACCCTATCATGGCGGAGGCCTGCGTTGACTTTGCTGCAAACGCATCGCGCGAGTTGTTGCCATCGGATGGATTGGTGAAGGGCAACATCGAAGGCGTATCGGATATGAAGAAACTTGACTCTGCTATGCGCAAGGTCAACTTCATGAACTGGCAGCTAACAAATCAGATTGAAGAGTACCGCGATGAGATGGAACAGCTGTTCACTCAGTTGCCGTTGGGTGGCTCTCAGTATTTGAAATGGCGTTTTGATCGAGACATGTGTCGTCCGGTTCCTGAGTGGATCCCGATTGATAATATTCTGTTGCCGTTTGCATCGACAAACTTCTACTCGTCACAGCGTATAACTGAGCAACAAGACATCACACAGGACACGTTTGAGCAGCATGTTGCAACGGGTGAGTATCGTGACATTGAAATATACAAAGCTGACTTAGACATAGACAAACAAACTAAGGCAGAAAAAGCAAACGATAAAATTGAAGGCCGCGAAGAACCAATTAAGAATGTTGATGGTTTGCGTCGTGTGTATGAGATCACCTGCTATTTAAAAATAGAAGACGATAACATTACTGAGGGTGATCGTGCCCCGTATATGTTAACGATTGATGAGTTGTCGGGTAAAGTTTTGTCGTTGTATCGTAACTGGGAAGCCGGCGACATCAAGATGAAAAAGCTCGACTGGATCGTTGAGTACAAGTTTATCCCATGGCGTGGCGCATACGGCATCGGTATGCCGCATTTGATCGGTGGCTTGGCTGCCGCATTGACGGGCTCGTTACGTGCGCTGATGGATACGGCACACGTCAACAACTCGATCACGATGCTGAAGTTAAAGGGTGGTCGTATTGGCGGTCAGACAGACCGGATCGAGCCAACACAGGTTGTTGAGATCGAGGGATCCCCTGGAGTTGACGACGTGCGTAAGTTGGCCATGCCCATGCCGTTTAATCCGCCGTCAACTGTTCTGTTCCAACTGCTAGGTTGGTTAACTGATGCGGCTAAGGGCGTGGTTAAGACCAGCGAAGGCCGTATTGCAGAGATGAACGCAAACACGCCTGTGGGCACAACGCAGGCGATGATTGAGCAGGGGTCTAAGGTATTCTCCAGCATTCACGCACGACTACACCGCTCACAAGCGAAGAGCTTGCAGATCCTGTCGCGCTTGAACTACTGGTATTTGGAGGATATGGATAACCAGTCAGGTGCGCAAATTGAGGTCGCTGACTTTGAAAACAGTAGTGATGTAACGCCGGTATCTGATCCTAATATTTTTAGTGAGACTCAGCGTCTAACACAAGCTCAGGCCACACTGCAGTTGGCTGAGAAGTTCCCCGATCTATATGACAAGCGTGAAGCTAACCTGCGCATCTTGCGTTTGATGAAGGTGCCGGATATCGATAAGATATTGCCAGATCCAAAGGGATCGCAAGAAAGCAACCCCGCGTTAGAGAATGTGCAGATGACTATGGGTGGCATGGCTGCGGCGTTCCCTGATCAAGAGCACATCGAGCACTTGAAGGTGCACTTGGCGTATATGATGGATCCAGCGTATGGCGGCAGTCCATTAATATCGTCGAAGTTAACGCCAATCATGTTGGAGCACATCAAGCAGCACCTGACGTTGCACTACCTTGCATCAATGCGCAACTACGTGAAGTATGCAACGGGTGGCGAGGATACGTTCAAGCTAAACGAAGAGCGTCAACTGGATGGCGCGGCGCAAGAGGCACTGGCCGTTGCCGCACAACTGGTAAACCAAGACTCGCAGCAAGTGTTCCAAGGCATTACGCCAATCGTTCAAAAACTGGTTGAACAGCAACAGCAGGCGGCGCAGAATCAGATGCAGCAGGCGGCTATGGCAGATCCTACGGCGCAGGCGTTGGTTCAGACACAGGTTGCAGAGACCAAGCGTAAGGCAGAAGAGGCGCAGGCTAGGTTCCAGCTTGAGCGCGAGAAGATGCAGGCTGAGATGGCTGACAAGGTACGTGACTTGGAGGCCAAACTTGCAGAGCTTCAAGCCAAGATGAGTCTGGAACAGCAACTGACTGATCAAGATAACGCGGCCAAGATTGCGATTGCAGACATCAACAACGCATCGAAGGAGCGTGTGGCGACCATTGCAGCGGGTCAGCAAATGAATCAAATGCAACAGCAACAGGCACACGAGCAAGGGATGCTTGCAATGGAAGCACAACAGCAGGCGTATAAAGACATGCAACAGCACGACATGCAGCAACTGCGAGAAGAACAGCAGCGCGCGCACGAAGAAACGCTACAAGCACAACAGCAATTTTTACAACAACAGCAGCAACTTCAACAACCCCCACAACCCCCACAGGAGTAAGATATGGAAAAAGAATTAGGCTTTCGTAAGGCGTACAAAATGACTGGCACACCAGGCTACGCAGGCGGCCCTTGCCAACCAGTAGAAAAAGGTCCATCGGGCTCAAAGCGCGCTGACAACGCTAAGGTTGCACTGGCTCAGGTACCAGAAGTCAATAGCAGGGGTTTAAAAACTAAATAGGGCGGAATTTCAAAAGTAAGTGGGTACTTACTTATGAAGGAGGGTTTTTGATGAAAGACCCGTTTTACGCCACGATGTTCAAAATTCAGGCCGAACTGAAGATACTTTCAGAGGCCTGTTTGAACGGAGTAGAAAGCTGGGACAAATACAACCAGCTTATAGGAAGAGCCAGAGGTCTGCAAGAGACCCTGGATATTATGAATGAAGTCTTGAGAGAAGACGAGGAAGACGATGAACACAGAAAGTAAATACCAGGTTGATGGTCGGAGTGAGACTGACTGCTTTCCGGAAGTAGATCCAGGAATAGACCTGAAGGGCAACAGAATCGTAGTCCAGCTTCGTAAGGCTAAGGACGTCAGCAAGGGGGGCATTATCCTTGTTGGTGATACCAAGGCAACGGAGAAGTGGAACGAGGTAATCGCTAAAGTCATTTCAGTAGGCCCCTTGGCCTACAAAGATGTCAACACACTTGAGTCATGGCCGGAAGGCGCATGGGCAGAACCAGGCGACTTGGTTCGCGTTATCAAGTACGGCGGTGATCGTTGGGCTGTACCACACGGCGACGGTGAAGTTGTATTTATTGTTTTGCAGGATCGAGAAGTGATCTGCAAAATTAAAAACTTTGAGGTGGCAAGGACAATGTTCCCCGCCTTTGTAGAGTAAGGATTTCGTATGAAAACCAGTGAGCGGCCCGAAGAGGGCGTGCCCGTCAAAGAACGTGACGACGGCACAGCATTAGCGTCAATTGATGATAACCTTGATCCGTTTGAAGATGAAGAGGATAACAAAGGTGAGATTGATGGTTTTGCCGAGGGTGGTCGAGCAGACCAAGAAGATGGTGATGAATCAGAAGAAGACCGTGAGGCTATTCGAGCCGCACGAAGAGAAGAGCGTAAGCTAAAGAAAGAGCTTTCAAAGCAGCGCGAGGTAAGTGCCAAGCACAAGATCAGCGCGCTAGAACGCCGTAATGAAGATCTGGCTAGGCGACTGGCACAAGTAGAGAACACTGCAACAAGTTTTCAGTTTGCTCAAATGGATCGTTTCATTGAAGATGAAGCGACACGCGTTGAGTACATGAAAATGAAGATGACCCAAGCAGCAGAGCAAGGGGACGTTGCGGGTCAGATGGAACTACTTGATCATTATCATGACGCGAAGAATAAGTTGGCTCAGGCTCAGTACCTGAAACAACAACAACTGGAAGCGGCACGGAACCCACGCAACAATGTTCCAACGCCCAACAGTGAGTCAGTGCAGCAGAATGCTACGTCTTGGATGAAAGACAATCGTTGGTACGATCCAAGTGGCAAAGATACAGACAGTCGAATTGCAAAAGTAATTGACAATGATTTAGCAAGTGAAGGTTGGGACCCAGCGGATCCAGAGTATTGGGACGAGCTGGACAATAGATTGAAAGAACGCCTACCTCATAGGTATTCGGGAAAATCTGGTGGCGATAGAAATCGTCGAAGCGGAACCTCTAGCGGTCGCTCAGATACAAGTGGAAGCCCAGCGATGGGTAAAAACACTTTTACTTTGAGCCGTGAAAGAGTACAAGCCTTAAAAGACGCTGGCATGTGGGATGACCCAGATAAGCGTGCGAAGGCAATCCGTAACTATGCAGACTTTGACCGTAAGAATCGTAGAGGCTAAAAATGGCAAACAATCGTATATCCCGTGACTTAGATGATCGCCTTCAAGGGCGAGTAGAAGAAATCAAAGATCGGAAGGCTACGGCCTCCGTTACTCCTGATGAAGCAGTGAAGCGTGAAAGGCTGGAGGCCTTTCGGGACAAATGGGCCAACAACGCACTGCCGGACATTCCAGAAGGCTTAGTCCCTGGAATGCACCTCTGCTGGTTATCAACAACTAACCAGTATGATTCAATCGACAAACGTATGGCGTTGGGCTATGAGCCAGTGAAAGCCGCCGCTTTAGGCAAAGGTTTTGACCACTTAGGCAAGATGAGTTCAGGCAGGTTTGAAGGTTGTATATCTTGTAATGAGATGATCCTCTTTATGATTCCAGATGACATCTTCCAAGAAGTAGCGCGAATGTTGCACCACGACGATCCGCTGGAACACCAGCGAAATATCACCGCACAGGTGCGTTCAGCAGCAGATCCAGGTAAAGGTGGACGCTCAATTTTGGAAGGCGGTCTTTTGGAAATGGAAAAAGAGTCGAATAGAGCCGCACACAATATGCGGTTTTAACCCTAAAACTATAAGGAACCAAAAAGATGAGCGCAACTTATGCTCCATTCGGGCTCAAGCCCGTCTACCACCCAAGTGGTCTGGTCCGCAGTTTAAATTACACCGGTGCCTATGACACCGCTGCAATTTTTTACTCCGGCACTCCAGTCGCTTTGGACGAAGCAACAACCGCAGGCACATCAACTCTTGTTGTTGCCAGCAACACCCCTACAGCCAACATGCGCCTCGCTGGTGTATTTGGCGGTGTGGAATACACTGACGCTTCTGGCCGTCGCACTGTTAGCAAATGGTTTGGTCCAGCTTTGGGCACAGCTACTGACATCGTAATGTGGATTTTCATGGACCCAGAAATTGTTTATGAAGTTCAAGCTAACGGCTCATTGACTAACATCGTAGTTGGCCAAGAGTTTAACTTTACTGCAGTCTCGTCAGGTCAAATTATCGGCAACGGTGGTTTGGGTACTTCAACAGCAGCGTTAAGCACTACCGCAGTTGCCGCAGGCACACAAGCTCAAATGCAAGTAGTCAATTTGGGTCGTGCAATCGACAACGCATGGGGTGATGCCTACACTGTTGTTCAAGTCAAACTTGCTAACGATACTTTCGTTGCTCCTAACGTAGAATAATTAAAGAAAGGAAGTAGCTATGGCAACCCCAATGCGTAGTACGGACTTTCGTGCGGTAGTTGAACCTATCCTTAACGAAGTCTTTGATGGTGTCTATCAACAACGTGATGATGAGTGGAAGGGTTTCGTAGACCAGATCACTGGTATCCCACGTAACTATCACGAAGAGGTAATGCTCTTCGGTATGAATACTGCTCCTGAAATGCCAGACGGCACACCCGTCTCGTATGACCAGGGTGGTACTCTGTTTATCACTCGCTTTATTTACAAGATCTATGGCTTGGCATACGCCCTGACCAAAGTTCTGATGGAAGATGGCGATCACATCCGTATCGGCTCCACATTCTCGAAGCACCTCGCTCAGTCAATGATCGAAACTAAAGAGACACTGTGCGCCAACTTGCTGAACTTTGCGTTTACTGCCGGCTACGTCGGCGGTGACGGCGTGACACTGATCAACAGTGCTCATCCGATCTCCCAAGGTCGTACATTCAGCAACCAGCTGTCAACTGCAGCAGCTATGTCTCAGACTTCGGTCGAACAGATGCTGATTCAGATCCGTTCCGCTGTGGACAACAACGGCAAGCGTATCCGTCTGAAAGCAGAACAGTTGATCGTTCCTCCTGCCTTGGAATTCCAAGCTGAGGTAATCCTGAAGTCGGTACTGCGTTCAGGCAGTGCTGACAATGACCTGAACCCAATCAAGTCAACTGGTATGCTCCCTAACGGTGCTCACGTTGTGACCCGTTTGAGCTCCAGCAAGGCTTGGTGGATCCAGACCAATGCAGAGAACGGCCTGATGCTAGTCATGCGTCGTCCTCTGGAGCGCAGCTCAGAAGGCGACTTCGAGACTGACTCAATGCGTTACAAGGCCTCCGAGCGTTATGCGACCGGCTGGCACGATCCACGTAACGTGTACGGCACAATCGGTCTGTAAAGAAAGACTGAGGCCCTTCGGGGTCGTCCCTAGATGCCCCGCCTACAAAGCGGGGCATTTTTTCTTATAGAAATGGGTACTTATAAGTAGAGCTTCAAATGACGCCGATTACCGAATAGCTCACGGTTTACTTCCAGGAGACGGCGCCGTTAATCTTCCCTAGGAGAAGTCATGTCAAGCACATTTACTAGTCCAATTCGGATTTTCAAGCGCAACAACCCAACAAACGACGGCACCATCGCCCCAGACAACACTGGCGTAGCATTGGTAGGACAGCAGCAGTTTTTTGCTCCAATTACAGCGGCTCGTACAGCTGGCGCAATCCCAACATTTAAAGTTGGCAGCACAACAGCCACTGCTCTTACGATTCCAGCTGGATCAATGGTTACCCACGTTTTTTTCTACCAAACTTCAGCACCATCGGCGTTGACAGGCGGTGTGATTACTGTGGCTATTGATGGCACAGACGTAGGTACGCTTACCCCAAACACCACTGGCGGCAGAAGCCAAGTTTCATTTACCGCTACCGCAGCAGTTGCTACACTGTTGAACAACGTCGGCACTTCTGACGTAACGGTCACCTTTACTGCTACTGCTATTACTGCCATCACTGGCACATTGGCAGGTACTTTTGATGTTGAGTACATACCGCGTAATGTAGACGGTTCTATCACAGCATACGGCTCAGGCTACACAAATAGCTAAGGAGATACCATGCGCCAAATCACTGTAGGTACCGATGTATTGGTGCCGATTGATCAGTACATCGCACCAGTCAACGTATCTTACGTTGCAACTGGTGGCGGTACTGTGCAAATCTCGTACACGGACCCATTTCCATTAGATGCACAGGGGTACCCTGTACCCACTGCGCCGACAATGACTTGGGTAACAGCGCCTGCCAGCCCGATTGCGAATCAGCCCTTTAGGGCTATTCGAGTCAATGGCGGAACAAACTCCACGCTTACTGTAATTCAAGCCGGAGTACGTTAATGGGTAACGCCTATTACGGCGGAATCTATTGCGATACGCGCGGGGAGGCTGTCCTCTCCGTCGCGATTTGCGACAGGTGTAGCAGGAAAGTTCCTTACACCTTATTGCGTCCGGACCCAAACTCACCGGGCTTAATGGTATGCCCAGCCGACTTGGATCAATACGATCCATGGCGTCTGGCTGCACGCCAAACAGAAACAATCACACTGCGTCATGCGCGACCTGACGTATCTATTGCCATTCCAGGTAAAGGCAAACCCATCCCCAACGCACCTAACGTGGCGACCATTAATGAGGGTCCGAACATGATTGGTACGGGCGCGGGTGATCCATTTACACCCGCAGAGTACGGCAATGAGAGCACGACGCCTACCCCTGGCAATATCAAGAAGACCTGATCATGGCCGACATAAGCATACTTCAACTACCACCAACGTCATACGTTAACGCGAATGATGTGACGGTAGTTGTTCAAGACGGCATCACAAAGAAAGTATCTGCCAACGTATTTCAAGGCGGCATCATTGGCCCTATTGGGCCTATTGGCCCAGCTGGTCCCACAGGCCCCGCTGGCCCCACTGGCCCCACTGGTCCTCAAGGCCCTCAAGGCACACCAGGAC